CCTTGCAGGCCAACAGCGATAGCCTTGAAGATTTCTTCAGGGCTTTTTGACTCAAGGTCAGCGGCACTAATGCCAAGTTTTTCAAACGCCTCTATCGCTGAGTTCGATCCTCCGCGTGCTGCTTCGATATTCCGCAGCAATGCCGTGAATGCAACACGAAGGCTGTCGATGCTCTCACCGCTTCTTGATGCCGCTACCTCAAGCGTCTGGACGAATGCGAACGAGGTTCCAAGTTTCGTGGCTTCAACGCCAACACGTTCGGCAAAGTCTTCAAGTGCCTTGAGCCCCGGCGTCGCCGCTGCCGTCGCTGCTGCTAATCCGTAGATAGCCGTGGCAGCAGCCCCTAGCCCGGTTGCCATGCCGACTGCCCTGATAGCAACGGAACGGAAGATCGTGTTGCCAAGCGTCCCAAACACGGTTCCACCCGCAGCCGTCGCAGCCGTCAAGGCAATATTCTGTCGGCTCAACACGTTGTAGGCCGTAGCCACCGATGTTGTCGCCTTGGCAAGATCGCCAAGGGCCATCGAAGTCCGAATAGACGTTTTCTCCATCGCGTCAAGTTGCATCGCAAGCAACTCAACCGCCTCCGCAAGCAGTGCGATGATGATGTCGAGTTTCTGGGTTGAGCCCCCGAGACTGTCCATCGTGTTCACGGTTTTCTGGACACCCTTTTGCAGACCTGTTGAGTCTGCTGTGATCTTCATCGCAAGTCCGACTGCGGTTGCCATCACTCACCTCGCAACTGCCGTTGAAGTTCTTGCAACGCCGCTTCCTCTTGAACGCGGTGCTGGGGCGGTCGCTCGATAGGCACGAAGTCGGCGGGTTTCGGTGGCTTGCCCTTGCCGCTGTAGGGGGCCAGCATCGACGCCGCCAAGACTCCCGTCTGATGCCATGGGTCTGGTAGCGGCATGTAATAACGGTGAACCGCCATCCACTCGCTCAGTTCCTGGCTGTTCATCCGTGAGCATAGTTCCGCCACCGTCATGTGCAGAGTCGCGGCCAGCCGAAACAGGAAGAGTCTCGTCGGCCGCAGGTTCAGTTTTTTGCGAGTTCCTCGACATCGTTGTCGCTGAGTGCGTTGTGCTTCATGGCCGCTTCCCACACGCGGGTGATCGCCCTGGCTGACTTCTTCGCCAGCAGTGCAATCTCGTCGGCCTNGAACATCAACTCGCCCTTCTCATCACACAACACCCGCTGCAAGAACTTGCTGCGGAAGTTTTCCACGCCTTTGTTCTTGTTGACCATCCANTCATTNTCGTATGAGTCACGCTCGCCAACGGTCATCACGCGAACGAACACGCTGCCGCCCCANTCAGGNACGGCAATCTCAAGNAGGCCCATGTCATCAGCGGCGAGGATTTGATCTTTGGTCAGTGCCATGTCAGGAGTCCAAGATTCTGAANGTCACGGTGTACTTCGTCACGCCATTACGCNCAGGTGCGACGGCCACCGATTCCCAGATAGCATACGTCGTCAGTGCGGAACCGCCACCAGTAATCACCAGTTGGTCCCGTGTGCCGAAGTTGCTGACGTTTGTATTCGTCGCATCAAGGCATGTCACGGCAACGCTACCTTGCTCCGCTGACCATGCGACGGCTCGCCCCGTGCGACTGCCGCCGTATGACCACGACAACTCCTGCACCTCCACGAATGGAGTGCCGCCCCACGACACGGCGATGCCTGTCGAGTATGTTGCCACGGCTCAGGACACTCGGACGGTTGCGCTGCCCCGGATCACGTCGTTGATAGCAAGCGTCAGGCTGCTCGACACGATGGTCGCGTTGCCGCTGAGGGCAACGCCACCAGCGAGGGCATAGGTACCAGTGGAGCCGCCAGCGAGTTGGTTCGTCCCAATGAAGTCGAACGACAACTCTTTGCCCGTCTCGCCCGTAGCGGAGCCGATCAACGGCCGCTTCTGGGTCAGCATCGTGCTGCCGGTTGTCTGGCCGAGATGGCTGATGTCGATGCGATCAGTCTCGCCAGAGACGTCCGAGAAGTTCACGGTGATGTTCGTCACCGTGAACGTCGTGCCGCTGAACACGAACGTCGTGCCGCTGGAATCATGAGGCGTAGTCGCCATGCGTCAAATCTCCTGCCAGAGAATGTCGTAGTCTTGACTCACTGAATATGCCGTAGGAACTTCTGAGCCATCAAGGAAAACAACGTCATCGCTCTCGCCGTCCAACAGGCATTGTCTCACCTGTGTATTGTCGAAAGTCCCGCCGTACCCATCCAGAACTATCCTGACTGCATCCGCCAATCGCCTTGCCTCAAAGTAGGTTGAGGCGAAAATCTCAATGGTCAGGCTGACAGTAGGCACNCCCATGGGAGCCCCGAGGGTCTGCTCCCGAGACACGCCGCTGCGACGCCAGACGATAAACGGCAGGGCACTCGTGGCGGGTGCCATGTGCGGGTAGACGCGATGCCCCGCGATTGATGTCACGGATGCGTCGCTGATCAGAGCATTCCAGACAACGACTTCGGGCGACTTGATCAGCATCGCTAGACTCCTGATGAGACGCGGTAGGCCAACTCTTTGCGGACCTTCTCAACTGCGGTGCCGAGTTCTTTCGCCAGCCCTGAAGCCATCGCTCCACGGCACATTGCGAAGGCAGTTGCGATTGGTGCCTGTGGCCTTGTTCGTCCAAGCCGGGGGGTTTCGCCTTTCTTCGCCCGCATAAAGAATGCCTTCGGGTATTTCGGCTGCGTCGATACCCTGCCGTTCTTTGATCGCTTGAACTTAAACGGTCCTAGGCTTTTGTAACTTGATGCGATGCTGCCTTCGACTGTTCTTTCCTTGGTCCCGAACTCAAGCCAGCCCGCATGATAAGCACGGTCCTTTCCCTTCTTAACTTTCCCACCGCCTGCTGAGGTGGCTTTTCCGGTGCCCGCTTTCGCGTAGCCAACAAGTAGAACAGCGTTGCCATCCTGCGGATACCGAACAACCTTTGAGGTAATTGACCTGCGAAGGTTGCCTGTCGGTCCCTTCGGTGTCTCTCTTCTGAGTGCCTGCAATGCTGGTTGCGAAGCACGCCGCAACGCTGCACCAAGGTGCTTCGCTGCAAGGTTGCCGCCGAACTCAAGCAGTTCTTTGCGAATCGCTGCCGTGTCAGGGAACTGAACCATAGCACCGAAGTAGTCTCCGGTATCTTTCGGCTCCATCATCTTCATGTCTGCACCTGCTCCTCACATAAAGCGACATGCTCGGAACGGTTCGCATATTCCAGCAGACTCACGATATCGAGAATCCTTCCACGCCAGACAAGCCTGTCCTGCTGCGTCAGAGTTGCGATATACCGCATCCGAACCCGATGCGTCACCGTGACGCTCTGCTGCCCGTACTCCAACGCTTCCCGTGCACTGACCCCATTGACGCTTGCCCACACCGTCGTTGAGTCGCTCCACGCAAGCGTTGTCTCCCCCATGCTGTTCGCGGATCGTGTCGGCACCTGCACCGTCACCCGCTCGCGCATCTCGCCGGGTCGGATCATTTGTACTGACCCCACTTCTGCGAGTCGTAGAGAGCCTTCACGCCGAACGGGACTTCGTTTGTTGCCATCGTGTCCACGGCAAGCCTCCGCTCGTAGAGGTGAGCAAGGTGCATCAGGATGCCGTGCCTGATGGCGGCAGGGATGTCACTGCCGGTCGCCCCGTAGCCGCCCCACCATCGCACCGTAATTGAGTTTTGATCTGACAGGTAACTCGGCCACGACTGCCCGTAGAGGTTGCGGATGACTCCCGGCGTCGCCTCACGATCAACCCGATACTCAGACGTTGAGAGCGTCGTTGTGGTCTGGCTGTCACTGATCGTGTAGGTGACTTCGGTCGCCGTCGTCGTGCCGCTCCTCGACATCGGTGGGCGGGGCAACTCGATCTCATACGGGAAGGCATCCAGCCGCATTGCCCACTGCGTGCTGACGAGCGTTCGGTCAAGGTACTCCTCGGCCCACTGCCTTGCTGCGGTGATGAGCGTTCCGATGTAGGTGTCGTCGTCTGAGGTGTCTACGCGGAGATGTTGCTTTGCCTCACTGACGCTCACCGGTTCAACGGCAGGCTCAGTCTGTCGTACCAGTGAACGATACTGCTTCGGTCGCTCGCCGTAGATCATTGCGGCACCCTCCAAGTATTCTCCGGTCGCTTGTTCGTCGTCAGGAAGTCTGTCG